GTGAGTATTCCCTTGTTGATGGCAGCGATATGTATTTTAAGTTTGTTGTTGCTGATCAAGACGATGTTGATGAAGTTGGTAGAGCAGTCGATACCTATCGTGCAGCAGGTGTGGACGTTCCTGTATATCTCATGCCGCTTGGGGGTAGGTCAGAAGAATACACTCTCAACGTACAAGAGGTGGCGAACCTCTGTATGGAACGAGGGTGGAGGTTCTCGCCAAGACTCCACATTAGCTTATTCGGAAATGCCTGGGGCACTTAAAGAAAATCTAGATAGTATTCCAAAAGGTATAAAAAGCGAAGAAGAATACGAAAAGATAAGGAAACAACTATGAATAAACACGCTGTTATACAACAATACTTTTCAGCTTGGAATACACGAAATGCTGATAAACTTACAGAACTATTTGCAGAAAATAGCTCACTAATTGATTGGGAAATTGACGTTACAGGACGTGATAATGTAATTGCTGCCAATGCAAAGATCTGGGAAGATGTTCCAGACATTCATGTACTAGTTGAAAAAATTGCAACTGATGATAGCACAGGCAGTGGTTATGGTATTATTACAGTAACAAGCAAAGAACAAAATTTACTCTTACCAGTATTAGATGTTTTTGTATTTGATGACAATAACAAAATTACACGAGTAAGTGCATACAAGCAACAATAAGGAAAATCATGAACAATTATATTTTTACTAGCGAAAGTGTTAGCGAAGGACACCCAGATAAGGTAGCAGACCAAATCTCAGATGCCCTAGTTGATGCTGGGTTAAAGAATGGTGACGAGACTACACGTGTCGCTATTGAAACACTTGTAACTACCAATCATGTAACATTGGCGGGCGAAGTAAAAAACTTTAATGTAGACGATGCAACAATTGATAAAATTGTTAGAGAAAAAGTTCGTGAAATTGGTTACGAACAGACTGGATTTCATTGGAAAAATTTAAGTGTAGCAAATCATATACACAAACAAAGTGCTGACATTGCACTAGGGACAGACGATTTTGGTGCAGGTGATCAAGGCATTATGTTTGGTTATGCATGTAATGATAATGAAGCATACATGCCTGCTCCGATATATTATTCACATGAAATTCTAAAACAACTCAAACAACAACGTCAGCATGTACTAGGGCCAGATGCTAAATCACAAGTAAGTGTAGAGTACGAAGGCGGTCAGGTAAAACGCATTGACCAAATTGTGATAAGTACTCAGCACAAGGAAGGTTTGTTTGAACAAGCACAGAATATATCCAAGCTAGCCGCACTTAGTGTACTAGGAGACTTAGTAGATGATAAAACTATATGGCATCTTAATCCCACTGGTAACTTTGTTATTGGTGGACCAGACGGTGATGCTGGTGTTACCGGAAGAAAGATTATTGTCGATACCTATGGCGGTTTTGCTCCTCACGGTGGCGGTGCTTTTAGCGGGAAAGATCCCACAAAAGTGGATAGATCGGCTGCCTACATGGCTAGGTGGCTTGCCAAAAATGTAGTAGCAGACGACATGGCTGATTGGTGCCAGATTCAACTTAGCTATGCTATTGGTGTTAAAGAGCCTACGAGCATTTACATAGACAGTAATGGTCACAATCGTAGTATTCAAAAGTTTATTGAAAATAATATTGATTTGACGCCGTTGGGTATTATTAAAAGATTTGACATGTTTAACTTTACACAGTATAGTGCTAACTGTACATACGGACACTTTGGTAATAAAGATGTTCCGTGGGAAAGGATTGGATGGTAATGAAAGAACCACGCACAGAAAAATTAGTTGAAGAACTTAAAGCAACAGTTGATCGCCTAAATAGATTGGATAAACTATTACAACTGTCTAATGTTAGTTATGACTTGGGACGTAGCAGACGTGATGAAGCATACACATTAGAAAATGTTGTACAAAAGGTAGAGTACTAATGAGCGAATGGTTTAGGCGTCTTATCTTTAAGCACACAGGAAAAGATGTGTACGCTAAAGAAGAAGAAACAAAAGAAAATGCATTAGGTCCTTGGGTTAAAGTTGTTGAAGTACACTTTGACAAAGACAATCCACAACGTGGATACTTTGAACTAGATTGGAACGATGACTTTGTCGGACTACTAGGTGAAGCAGGTTATGCAGGTGAAACACCAGAAGCAATTGTTGATCTATGGTTCAATGACTTGTGTCGCAGTGTAGCACTTGAAGCAGAAGCAGAAGATTAATGAGACTATGTAACGAACCTACATTGTTCAACTATGAGCACTTGGATAAAATTTGCAAGCATTATAATGCTCAGTATGTTGTTGATACTGAGCAAGATGGCATTGCTTGTGCAGTGTTTTACGGCATAACACCACATCCAGACAGTGGTAGTCGTTACTTTGCATTGTATATGACGTCAGATACAAATCAACTTATGATTACAAATGGAAGCTGGGTAGAGGATCAAGAATTTGCAGGTATCATTGCAGACAATGGAGATATTATCTTTAGTAGGAGCAGACACGACTATCGTGTTAGCGATGATGAAAGTGTTTGGATTGACGGTGGTAGGGAGTATATTCGCAGACCGCTTGTCAGTGTAGATCGAATGGTACGTTTAACAGTGTACAAAGGCAGACTGGAGGTATGGTTTGATAACGATTAGCGGTTGTTGCCATACACCAATTCCAGCACATTATGAAACAGAAATAGAAACACCAGAAGGACACCGTTACGTAGTCACAGTACACTATTGTAAAACATGCGGTAGTCAAAAAGTAACAACAAACGTAAGACATGTGAAATGACACCAGTAGAAATATTTGAATACAAGCAACGTTGGAAGCCAGGCACTACTGTAAGGCTACACAGTGACGTTGTTGATCGTGGCAAAAGTTGGTGTCGAAAACAGTTAGAAAAACATCAATGGAGTGTTACAACTTGGACTGGACAGTACGAGCACAGTTTTCATTTTGAAGACAGTGGAGAAGCGTTGCGCTTTAAAATAGCTATGGGAGAATTTGCAGATCAATGAAGATAGAAATACCTCATCCGGATGAAATTGATACTGTAGGGACGCATCTTATAATACACCCTTGGGATACCTGGAACATGGATCAAACACTTGCTTATATTATTGTTCCTATGCTTGAGCAACTAAAAGCAACTAAGCATGGTGCGCCAGCAATAGAGTTCAAAGATGTACCGGAAGAATTACATCCACCAGAAGAACAGATATCAAAATTATATACACACGGTGAAACAGACGATAACTATTTCAAACGATGGGATTGGGTATTAGACGAAATGATTTGGGCATTTACTTTTAAGCGTGATCGTTTTGACAGTTTAATGGAAGAAGATCCAAAAGCAACACAAGAACGCTTGTCAAATGCGTTTAAATTATTTGGCAAATATTATGAATCACTATGGGATTAGAAAATGATAGGTATACTAGCAGCCATAATTTTACCGCAACTATGCCTGATTGCAGGCTTTATCTTAGGAGAGATGAAATGAAAGACCGTAATGAAATTTTAAATGCACTTCGCAAAGGCGATGTTATTGTTGAGTTTACAAAAGTAAACGGTGACTATCGCAAAATGATCTGCACACTTAACGAAAGTGTGTTGCCGCCTGCTACAAAAGACGACAGCGTAACACAGAAAAAGGTACGTGAAGTTAATCCAGAAGTTTGTGTTGTATATGATGTAAACGCAAAAGGATGGCGATCATTTCGTTGGGATAGTGTAATTGAAGCAAACCCTGATGTACCGTTTTAAACAATACATAATGGGTACTAAACTGTTTTGGCGACTATACTTCTGGTGGGGTATACGCCAAGCACGTAAACGCCGTATAGAACGTGAAGCAGAAAGAGAGAAGCAATGAGCAAATATACAAAGTCATTAACCGCCGAACAGTTGATACAATATATTGCTATTGATCGTCCTGAAATGTCACATGATAAAGTTAAGTGGCAGAGAGATCATTATAATGATGAATATTGGGAGAAAGTACACAATGACAGAACTAATAATCTATAACATACTATTTTGGGTACCATACATCTGGGTATGTAGTTTACCGGAAAAACTTATGCAAGCGGCGATTGATGCAGCATGAAAAAAATTAAAGTAGAAACAGTAGAGCTTACTAAAAAAGTCTACATTGTAGAAGTAGATGAAAATGGTGAAGATGCATGGGCTTGTGACAGTGTTGTTATGGGTGAAGTTGAACCAACAAGTAGTGAGTTTCTAGACTTCACAATTTTTGGATATAATAGAGTCAATGAATGAACAACCTAAGTTAATATTACTATCAGACATTATAGAACAAAAAGTTCGCAAAGAAAAAGAACTAGAGTTCTATCAAGCAGAACTAGAAAAACTCAAAGAAAAAATGTATTGGATACAACGTGACATTGATGTCAACAATATAATCATTGACATGATTAAGTCAGATGCTATACTAGATGTAAAAGAGAACATGGAAAATAAATTACTAAAGGACGAATCACAGTGACTTATATCTTAGTAGATAGTCTTAATATGTTTTATCGTGCACGTCATGTAGTACGTGGCGATGATATTGAAACTAAAATTGGCATGGCATATCATATCATGTTTAGTGCTATTAATAAAGCATGGAGAGACTTTAACGGCAGTCATGTTGTATTTTGTTTTGAAGGTCGTAGTTGGCGCAAAGATCACTACGAGCCTTACAAACGTAATCGTAAAGAAGCACGTGATGCACTTACGCCTAGAGAACAAGAAGAAGATGCTAAGTACTTTGAAGCGTTTGATGAACTAAAAGAGTTTATGGAAAAACGTACTAACTGCACAGTATTACAGAATTCAGTATGTGAAGCAGATGACTTTATTGCAAGATTTATACAAAATCATCCAAAGGATGACCATGTTATTATTAGTAGCGACAGTGATTTTTATCAACTACTTGCTCCTAATGTTAGCCAATATAATGGCATCACTAACCAACACATTCGTTTGGATGGCATATATAACGACAAAGGCAAGCCAGTCATTGATAACAAAACTAAAGAACAAAAAGTAGCAGGCGATCCTGAATGGCTATTATTTGAAAAGTGTATCCGTGGAGATACTAGTGACAACATTTTTAGTGCATATCCTGGTGCACGTAAAAAAGGCACAAAGAACAAAGTAGGATTACTAGAAGCATTTGCAGATCGTAATGGCAAAGGCTTTGACTGGAATAACTTTATGTTGCAAAAATGGGTAGATCATGAAGGTGTAGAACATCGTGTATTAGATGATTTTAACCGAAATCGTGAACTAATAGACCTTACAGCACAACCTGATGACATTAAAAAGGTGTTAGACGAATCTATTGTTGCACAAGTACAAAAAGTGCCTATAAGTGGTGTAGGTATTCACTTTATGAAGTTTTGTGGCAAACATGATTTGAAGCGAATTAGTGATCAAGCTGAAGCTCATGCTGAGTATTTAAACGCAAGTTATTAATATGAGTAAACTAAACGCAATACCTGTAATTGAAGATAAGTTCTACATTATTGAATCACGTGGTTCTAAAGTAGGTACTTTAAAACTTGACGAAAAGGGTAAATATATATTATACAGCAATGTAGATAATACTGAAACTGTTTACGATGATTTAAGTGAATTTGTTGTAAAAGAGAAAAAGACAAAAACGTTTGTTAATGACACAGTCTATGGTTATCAAACTAATACAGAGATAGTACACGAAAAATCACTACAAGATAATGTGCCTATCTTTAAGAAGACAGCCACAAGTCAACAATATTTTGCGGCTGGTTACTATGGTATAAGGTTTCCACGTCTAGGCTGGAGTGATGCATTTTGTCCCAGGCTAAAAACTTTACAAACGTATGAATGGATAGGTCCATTTAAATCGCAAGATGATGTAAGCCTAGCCATTAAGCGAAAGGGGCAAGAAAATGAGGTTTCTATTAATTAGCCTATTAGCAATAATGTTGCCAGCTGGAATATTGGCACAGTCAAATGAAAAGATGTTTATTACCACACAGTTCTGCGGGCCGTGGGAAGATGTGATGAACACTCCTAAAAAATACAAAGAAGCTATGCTTTTTACTGGCACTGGTGTACAATTCGCAACCAATAACATGCAACCATATACTGGCGGCATGTTTTTCTTTGTAAATCAAGATACTGGCACATGGAGTATTGTAAACGTATACGGCGACGGTATGGCATGTATGGCACAAACAGGTAAAGAGTTTAAACCGTATGTTGGAAATCAGCCCTGGGATAAACCAAAAGGTGACGGGCTATGAACTGGGTAATAGTAGTTTTATTTGCAACAATGGGTGGGGACATATATGTGTTTACAAAGCCTACATTCGACACAAAACAAGAATGTGTGACGTCTATTAAAGATCCAGAAAAGATTCCAGAATATTCAAAAAAACTGGTAATGGAATATGGGAGATTAATGCCAATTCGCTCAGTAGGTTGTATAGAAGAAACTGATTTAAAACGTATTTTGGAAGGTCAAAACAAGCTATAATAAGTGCTACTTTAATAAATACATTAAAGTAGTATAGAAAGAAAATTTATGGCTAGACCTAAACCAAAAATATTAATGGAATTTACAGACCCTAAAAGTTTCCGCAGTGAGCAATTACTAGCAGCTGAAGCAATCTATGCAGTATTCCATGAAGGCAAACCAATTAACTTACGAAGTCTTAATAGTTTAACAAATTATCCTGGACCTAAGTATAAAAAAGTATCCTTTAGCAATAGTGGTCACGCTTTTAACTTAGCGGAACGATTAAATAAGTTATTTAAAACTGACAAGTTTGAAGTAGTTAAACTTACTGAAGGAAAAGTAATTAAGGAAAATGACGACACCGGACTTTTATAACAGTGTATTAGCACATGCTAAAACAATGAAATATGGTGATAAAATAAACCTACGTAATATTTTTAAAAATTATAGAAACGGACAAGGCCTCAACTTAACAAAGTTTGGGGTCTTAGTTTTGAATGATATGGGGTTTGAGAGCGAACACTTTATACTGAACAAACAGCCAAAGTTTACAGCCTATTTACGTATATTACTAGACAGATACAATCAGTATCCGTACTATATCAGCAAGCAAGAACTAGTATTGTATGGAAGCGAAGATCGTATGTTATACAAACTATACGGTCATGATTTAGACGCATGGGTCGAACATATGGAAGAAAATACAAAAGAAAAAGGCTGATTTCCATTACGGTTTTCAGCCTGTGAGCTCCGTTACTTACGGTTCCAGATACCCCAGAGTACCCAGATCGCAATCAAGCCCATTAGGCCTTCTGCGCCAAGTGTTGCAAGCATACCAGCAACATTGCTAACTACACTTACTTCTGGAAAGAATGGTATTGCACCTAGACCTAGTACTTCTACTACGATCATAAGAGCTGCAATTGAAATGCCTACTTCAGCAAGTCCAGCTGCCCATCCTTTTACTTTGTTCAAAATTTCCATGAAATTTCTCCCTTCTCTTTTGTTGGCTACGAGTTGTTACAACCCGTAGTAGTACTTATCTAAATCTGCGCTAAATTAACGCAGGGTAAAGCGTCTTGAAAAAAAAATTAAAAAAAAAATGAATTTAGGTATTGACAAACCAAGACACATTACTTATATTAGTATTGTAGACAGAAGGAGAACACGATGTTTAGAATCCCAAACTTTTATAAGTTCGAAACTACCATGCAAGATGCTGTACAAGTTATGACATCATACGGACGTGGAGACTTGCTAGAAGGTATGCAAGCAATGGATCGTGTGTGGGAAGAACATGCTAGTGGCTCTCCTCGCTTCGAAGATGACAGCGACTTCTACGAACACTATGAAGCAGAAGTAAATGCTTACAACAAAGTTTTTTCAGAAATGCAGCCACTTTTTGCTTGACTTAGGTCGCAAATGGCTTTAATGTAAACGTGTAACAAATCCAACCCAGGAGATAAAACATGGATATTAACACTCGTACAGTAAAACTTTCAGAACTAACCAAATATGCAAAGCACCACTTTGCTACCAAACGTCCTATTATGGTTTGGGGACCGCCCGGTATTGGCAAGTCTGAAACTTTTGAAGGAATCAAAGATTCTTACATTGCAGAAGGCAAAAAAGCAAAGCTGATTGACGCTCGTTTGTCGCTTTGGGAGCCTACTGATCTTAAAGGCTATCCTTACTATAACAAAGAAACAAATCGTATGAGCTTTAGTGCTCCGGATGAGTTGCCTAGCGAAGAAGAAGCAGCAGAATACGATATTATTATTTTGTTCCTAGATGAACTTAATGGTGCTGCACCTGCTACACAAGCCGCTGCATATCAGCTAATCCTTAACCGTGCTATTGGTAAATATCGTTTGCCAGACAATGTTGTTATTGCTGCAGCAGGTAACCGTGAAACAGATAAAGGCGTTACATATCGTATGCCTAAGCCACTTGCAAACCGCTTCCTACACTACGAAGTACGTGTTGACTTTGAAGACTGGTTTAATTGGGCTGTTTTAAACAACCAACACCCAGACGTAATTGGTTATGTTACTACATTCAAAGATGACCTTTACAAGTTTGATGCTGCAAGTGCAGAGCGGTCGTTTGCTACTCCACGTAGCTGGGCATTTGTGTCCGATACTATCCAAAGCACAGAAGGCTTTACTGAAGAAGAAGTGACTGATATGGTTGCAGCAGGTATTGGCGAAGGCATTGCACTCAAGTTTAAAGCACACCGCCAAGTTGCTAGCCAGTTGCCTAATCCAACTGACATCTTAAACGGCAAAGTTACTGAGCTAAAAACTGAAAACGTTAGTGCAAAATATTCATTGACTACTGCACTATGCTATGAGCTTAAAGAGGTCTTTACAAATAAAAAAGACGACTTTAACAAGCAATTTGATAACTTTTTGGAGTTCGTTCAAAACAACTTTGAAGCAGAAATGGTTGTTATGGCTTGCACTATTGCACTTGGTAAATATGCAATCCGTCCAAAGTTTAGTCAGCTTACTAACTGGAAAGGTTTTGTTTCCAAATATGGTACGCTGATTGAAATGGCGTAACACTAGTTACGCTACTCCTGGGTGATACAGGGCCTACGGGCCCTGTATCTGTATAAGTACATGTATGGTGATGACAATTACAAGTGTTACCAATCCAAATTGTGGATACCTAAAAAAGTTTAAACATGTGGTTGACTTACATAATAATGGTGTCCCAAGTACATATATAGAATGGTGTGATGCTAACTGCGAACACCATTGGGGATGGCATTTTTGGCAAAACGAACGTGCACAACAATTAAACAAACACCCATGGCATGACGATTGGTTACCTCCTCAAGAAGTAATAGACGGAACCAAAGCCTATATGAGTTTTGATTCATATGACGAAATGATTATTTTTAAAATAATTAATATGAGTACTTGACATCTGAGTTTAAAACACTTATATTAGTAATGTAACATCGTCAGGAGACAAATATGCAAACTTTTAAAAACGCAGGCGAAAAGCTCGTAGCAGCTCGTGTAAAAATGTTGTTTAAGCAACCATTTTTTGGTAATATTGCTTGCCGCTTAAAGCTAGTTGATGTAACAGATCAAGGCTGGTGCCCAACTGCAGCAGTAGATGGGCGTAACTTTTACTACAACTCAGAGTTTGTAGACAAGTTAGATATTGATGAAACTGTGTTTTTAGTAGGACATGAAGTTGGGCACTGTGTATACGAACACTTCCTACGCCGTGGAGATCGTGATCCTAAGATTTGGAACATGGCAGGTGATTTTAAAATTAATGCTATGCTAGTACGTGAAAAGATCGGACGTCTGATTGACAAGGTAAAACCGTGCTATGATCCCAAATATGAAAACGATGGTTGGTGGACAGAAAACGTATACGATGATCTGATTGAACAAGGTGTACCGCCAATGCAAACTATTGATGTGCACTTGGAAATTGACGATGGTGCTAACGATGACGGCGGAGCAGAGCGTGAAGGTGCTGACATGCCTATGCCTAAAATTAGTAAAGACGATGCTAAAGCAATTGCAGATGAAATGAAAAATGCAATTATCCAAGCAGCGGCTAGTGTTGGCGCTGGCAATATTCCAGGTGAGATTAAACGCATGATTGGCGAACTAACTGAGCCTAAAATGGACTGGCGTCAAATGATACGTGTATCGCTGGAAAGCACTCTTGTAAGTGACTTTACTTTTATGCGTCCTAATCGCAAAAGTCAGTTTAGTAATGTTATATTGCCAGGCATGTTGCGTGATCAACAGATTGATATTTGTATTGCATTAGATGTAAGTGGCAGTATCAGTCAACAGGATGCTACAGACTTCCTTAGTGAAGTGCAAGGAATTATGGATCAGTTTGAACAATATCGTATTCGTGTTTGGTGCTTTGATACTGAAGTAAGCGGATATGATGAGTTTACAAGTGACGATGGACGCACTATTAACGAGTTTGAAATGACTGGCGGTGGCGGCACAGATTTTATGTGCAATTGGAAGTATATGGAATCACAAGACATTACGCCTGATCAATTTATTATGTTTACTGATGGTGAACCTTGGGGCGAATGGGGAATCGAAGATTACTGTGATACTTTGTTCCTTATTAAAAACGAATATCGCAAGCCTGTTGCACCATTTGGACAAAGCGTGTACTACGAAAGTTCACTTCAAGAAGCAGCATAAATAATAATGAAGATATTAAAGCAAGGTCTTGCACTAAGCGATGAAGACATCAATATAATTGATCCTAAAATTCTAACAATGATGATGAAAAATCGCTTAGTGGTTGAATTTGACGAAGCCCCTGACTTAGATAATTTAGATTTTAAAGGATGTAAGGGGTTTTATTACATAAAAAGTTTAGGAAGTAAACTGTATCAATTTTGGTTTGAAAATAAACAAGACTTTGATGCATTTTATAATAATCTAATAGCGTATAAAATGACACTTAGTAATAGTGATAAATAAATACGTATATAATTAATCTTCAAACATAGGAGTATAACATGACTGAAGAAAACAAAGCGGCAGAAGAGCCGATCACAACAGATGGTGAAGCACCAGCTCTACCTGAAGTAGAAGGGCAAACACCAGAACAAGCAACATTAGGTGTTGCAGATCTACAAAACGCTGCACAAGTAATTGATGTAGCAGTATCACGTGGTGCGTTCCGTGCCGCTGAAGCAGCTCAAGTTGGCACAGTCTTCAATAGACTTGTTGCATTTATTCAAAGTGTACAAGCACAACAAAACCCAGAACAAGCTGAAGCACCTGCTGAAGCACAATAAGGAGAAATCCAATGGCAACTATGAAACACATCGGCCGTGTATCTAACACTGGCAAAAAGTGTGTTATTGTCTTTAGAGAAATCTACGACGAAAACGGTAATGTGGCTGATCCAAACCACTGCTTGGTTGTAGAAACTGAAAGACTTCCAGATATGGAACATGATGACATTGTACGTGTTGTTGAAAGTCCAGAAGGACAATCAGCTACACAGTTCTATGAAATCGCACACCGTAGTATGTTTAGTGATGGAATTAATATGCTTACTAAACTACACAACCGTGGTTATTTGCGGAAGTATCCGACTGATATTATTGAAGTTACACCTAATGCTAGTACTAGAATTAAACTAAGTGAAATAAATGAAATTATTCGGAAGCAAACATCAGGAATGTCAGAATCAGATATTAAAAATTCTATGGTAGATGATACTGACCAACCACCACGAACACAATCTACTGCACAACAGACTGCACCAGTGCAGACACAAGCAGAAGATGGTATTTTAGACGATAATGCAATTGCACAAGGAATGTTAACACAAGCTGAAACATTCTTAGCAGAAGCAGAACGTTTAAAAGCTGAAGCCTATGCAATGGCGCCTGACCTCAAACCAAAGCGAGGACGCAAGCCAAAAAAGGCAACAGCGAATGCCGATACATAAAAAAGACCGGAGTTTCCAAAACATCGTTAGGGATACTAACATTGATGAAGTCCCTTTGGACTACATTGAAAGGTTAATTTTAGTATTAGAAAGCGGAGACCGTGTTATCTTCGAAGGTGAAGACATGCGTGATATTGAAGAGCCAAACATTGTAATGTTTGTTATGAGCGCAGTGGATGAACTTGGACAAGATTACGGTAGCCCAGTTCGTGATATAGAAATAGTTATTGACTATACCAGATTAGAAAAAGAAATCAGAGCCCTTACCAAAGGGTTACTAGACAAGGATAGCAATGATCAGAGCAATACTAGCGTGTGATGAAGATTGGGGTATCGGCAAAGCCGGTACCCTTCCTTGGACACACAACTCAGCAGACCTGAAATGGTTTAAAGAATGTACAACAGGAGGCGTAGTTGCAATGGGAAAAGCAACTTGGGACAGCCTACCAAACAAACCATTACCCAACCGAAATAACATTGTCGTTACTAGTAGCACTAATGATTACAATGGCGGCGGATATCATTACGTAAAATTTGAAACTGCAAAAACAGAACTTGTTAACATGAATCGTTTACAAGATGTTTGGATTATTGGCGGTGCGCAACTGGTTGATGGTTTACTACATATTATTGACGAGATATGGTTAAGTCGTATTTCAGGTACATATGACTGTGACACATTTCTCCCACGCAATATTATTGAAACAACTTACAGTTTGTATAGTAGTCAACGTGAAGGTGATGTATACGTTGACAAATGGAGACAGAATTGAAAATATTAATATTCGGACTTCCGGGTAGTGGTAAAAGTACTCTAGCAAAACCGTTTGCAGAGTTAATTGGCGGCGTTTGGCTTAATGCAGATGCAGTTAGAGCTCAATATGAAGATTGGGACTTTAGCATACAAGGAAGAAAGAGACAAGCACAACGAATGCGTCATTTAGCAGACGGTGTTGTAATGGCAGGTAAAGTTGCTGTAGCTGATTTTATTTGTCCAATGAAAGATGCACGTGAAGATTTTGGAGCAGATTTTACTGTGTGGATGGACACTATCGAAGAAGGTATATATGATGATACAAATGCACTTTTTCAGCCTCCTGAAAAAGTCGACTATCATGTTAAAGAATGGTTTACTGACACACATGAACAACTAATGCCTGTTGTACAACGTTGGATGGAGCGCAACAATGTTTAATAGATTTAAACCTACAACACAAATGTTAGGACGCTGGCAACCATGGCACCCTGGACATACAGAATTATTTAAACGTGCCCTAGCAGAAACAGGACAAGTTTGCATACAAATCAGAACTGTACCACAAGACACTGATGCATCAGGCGGGCGTACCATGGTTCAAGATGACAATCCTTTTATCGTTACAGACGTTGAAGAAAATATTAAAAAAGAATTAGCAAAAGAAGGTTATACATATAACGAAGAATATATTATAATGATTGTACCTAACATTGTAGATATTAGTTATGGACGTGGAGTAGGATATACTTTTACACAACATGACCTAGGCGAACAAATACATGATATTAGTGCTACAAAAATTCGTGCTAAAATGAGAGAAGAGGGCAAACTTTGAAGCAGTATTTAGATGCGTTACAATACATATTTGATAATGGAGAAGAAGTTACAGATCGTACCGGAGTAGGCACAAAGAGCGTGTTTGGGTACCAAATGCGCTTTAATTTACAAGACGGCTTTCCTGCTGTTACTACTAAACGTCTAGCGTGGAAGAGTGTTGTGGGCGAACTGATATGGTTCTTAGAAGGAAGTACAGACGAGCGTAGACTAGCTGAAGTTACATATGGAAAGTCACGTAACGAACTAGTAGACAAAACAACTATTTGGACTGCTAATGCCGACAAGCAAGGTGTAGACTTAGGATACATTAACACTGAACTAACAAAACACCTAGGTCCTGTTTATGGTGCGCAATGGCGTAACTTCAATGGCGAACATCCAAAGTGCGATCAGATCAGTAATATTATTAATGAAATTAAAAATAATCCAGACAGTAGACGTATTATACTAAGTGCATGGAATCCATTACAAATTGAACAAATGGCACTGCCTCCTTGTCATACTATGGCACAGTTTAGAGTAATGAATGGTAAACTAAATTGTCAACTGTATCAACGTAGTGCAGATATGTTCTTAGGTGTACCATTTAACATTGCAAGTTACAGTCTACTAACACATATGCTAGCACACATTTGCGAACTAAAAGCTGGAGAGTTTGTTTGGACAGGCGGCGACTGTCACATTTATATGAATCACTTAGAACAAGTACAAGAGCAACTAACAAGAGACGAACGCAAATTACCTTACTTGTTTATGCCTCCGTTCTGTGATTTAGAAACACTACTAAATTCAAAAGTATCAGATTATAAACTAATAGGTTATGATCCGATGCCTAGTATTAAAGCACCAATGGCAGTATAACATGAATCCTTTTTACACACTTATTCCTGACGACAAACCTGCACTTAGTGATATCAATGAAACTATCACATACAGAGAATTAATTAGTCGTGCAATTGAAAAACGTGACTGGCTTGTAAGCATGGGCTACAAGCATGGACACAGAATTGGCATTGCAGGCAAAAACGATGTCAGAACGTATGTTTATTATCTTGCAGGACAAATGTTAAGTAGTGTAGTTGGTTTGCGTAGTGATTTTAAAGGCAATGACTGGAATTATAAAATACCTGCAGCAAATATTAATGTAGTACTTGAGCTAGGTGAAAACGACGACGATCTAAAAGTGCATCATCAAAATTTTGATAAGTCAACAGAGTGTTACAAAGAATATGCTGTTTATTTTAGTAGCGGTACAACCAGTAACAAATGGGGATCTCCACAAGCAACACCAATGGTATGGGACGTAGATGACTTTAATTGGGGCATGGGTGCAGATATTGTAAACTACAACAGAGAAGTTATTAATCCTTACTATAGAGAAAGTGATGAAAACATTCAAATACAGCCTATGCACGCCTGGATGGGTTGGGGGCAAGAGTGTACAACATTAAATCTCATTAAGCATGGACATACAATTCTTGTAGGCGACATTACTGAATGGGACGAACTTGTAGAACGTTTTAAACCAACATGGACTGTAATGTTTCCAATGATTGCATTTAAACTTATGGATAAGAATAAAGGAGGCGGGCACCCAATCAAATGTGTTGAAATGTCAGGTGCCCGTGTTACTGAAAAACAAGTTGAGCAAATGCGTGAGTTTTTTAACTGCGGATACTTTGTAAGCCACTATGGTACAAGCCAAAGTGGAAACTTTATGCACAACTCAGGAGACGGAAGTAATTTGCAAAACATTGGAAAGCCATGTGAAGGATTTATTCATGCATATGGTAAAGATTTTGTACGTATTGGAAAACACGGAACACTTGAAGTTAAATGGCATGGCAGTCCGCCTCACTACACAAATGAAGAAGGATATTACGATACCAATGATGTAGTTGAATTAGGTGAAGACGGTAATTATATTTTCAAAGGTCGTGCAAATGAAATGCTTATGATACGTGGTGGAAGTAAATTACAAGCACCAAGTATTGAAGACAGAATACTAGAAAACTTTGGAATAAAAGAAGCATATGTATTTCCAATTCCAGAAAGTGATGTCAATATTGAAACTGATCAAGCAGACACTCGTGTAAAAATAACACGTGAAGAAATTGATAGCGGTATATTATATCAATTACCAGGTCTGTTATATTATGGTGACATGACAACTGAAGAAATGCATGAATGGTGCGAAGAAAATTTACCATTGTATCATCGTCCAGTACACATTTACAGATTAAAAGATACTCTTAGCTCATTTACAGAGTCTGAAGTTTGGAAAGTTAGAAGATTAGCAATGCACGACACACTAACTGAAAACTATCAGGAGTGGTGTGATGACTGGCAACTATAATTTACTTTTTATAAATTGTATACAGGGTGCTAACGGTTTTAGACTGGGCCGTGTGCTATCTTGCTATGAGCATGTATATTGGTATGCACATACCGACAACGGTATGACACCCTGGGAATTTACAACTGATCCTGAATCCACAGTATATGAAGCAAATTTTGCTGAATGCCATTTTGATAGACTACTAGAAAATGATCACATGGGAGATCGTGTCTATATACCTATGGTTGGTAGCAAGATTGAAAAATATTGGGACAATGATGAATGGATTAACCGCTGGTACGAAATCATGTCTAATAGAATTATCCCTGAACCAGACAAGTACTTACCATTTATTGTACATGATAGCCCGAGCTATTTAAGAAAAATATTTCCCAATTGTTATATTTTTAACTTGATTAGTGATCCAGTAGTCGCCACAAAATGGCACTTTCAAACTAGTTCAAACTATAGAATTGATTACACATTTGAAGGACAACGTCCTGACTATAAAAGTAAATGGGTACAACAAATAGAAGAAATGTTAGCAATAAATCCAAAAGCAACACAAAAAGATTTGTGGATGCATACTAATAACGGAACAGAACAAGAATATGAAAATTATGTTTATCGTATTCAAGAAGAAAATAATCAACGTAATTTAGCAGAAGCGTCAGCTGCTGACATAACTACAACATGGGCAGACTTTGACATACTAGCACTCCAAACTGTTTTTGGTAAAATACATGAAAACTACAAACTGTTGATCCCAGACAGTTTAAAAGTTAAAATATAAATACGTACATAATGATAAAATTAGATTTACAATATGATATCGATAAGATAAGAAATGAACTTGAAATTTTAGTCCAAGAATATATCTATTATTATGATCTAATAGGACAGGTATTAATTCAGTCTCCAAACGGAGACAATTGGACAGATATTAGAGCACCGTATAAAATACATCCTGATCTCAGAGAATGGGATTTTAAAAAACCAAATACACCAGACGATTGGGAAATGACACGTTTTATGTTAGAAACTGGTGTGTGTAGAACACGTATATTAAAACTTGAACCAAGACAATGTTATACATGGCATCATGATGTTGGACACAGAATACACTTGGCAGTTAATACACACGAGTCTTGTTTTTTTATTGAAGATGGAAAAATGCTACACATTCCATCAGATGGTTATCCATATAAAGTAGATGTAAACAACTATCATACTGCACTTAATGGATCTAATGATGTTGTAAGGACACACTTAGTAGGAGTTATTAGAGATGAAGCAATGGAATGTTGAAATAAATCCTAAATGTGAACACGGTAATGAGCTTTTTGTTACAGCAAAAGGAAAGGTACGTCCTTGTTTTTGGATCAGTGAACGTAGCGAAGAAAAAGAAATATTTGATAGTGATGACAATTTTAACATTAACAAAACACCATTAAATGAAATAGTAGACGTACATTTAAAAAAATTTACAGATGATGTACGAAAAGATCCATACAATGCACTAAAGGTTTGTTTTTATGAATGCTCCGTCAAAAATAAAGATTGAACTAACATCTAAATGCACATGTGCTTGTTTTAAATGTCCACGTACAATACTAAAAGGATTGTATGATGAACTAGAAATATCAGTCGACAACGTTAAAAAAGTTCTCGACATGAACCCTAAAAGAATATATTTTATGGGTAACTTGGGAGATCCAATATATCATACAAGGTTTCCTGAGATCATAAGTATGACAAACGAATACAATATACCGTTTAATGTACATACTGTTGGATCTGGTTACGATGAGAATTGGTGGCGTGATGTATATAATGCATATGACAATGATCAAAGTAACTGGGTGTTTACACTAGATGGTCTTAAATCCACAGCAGGTAAATATAGAGTCGGATTAGTATACGATGAAACATTTAATGCTATGCGTTTAGGTGCTAAATTAGGTAAAAATATAATGTGGCAGTTTATTGTACTTAGACATAATCAACACGATATTACAGAGGCTAAAAGATTAGCAGATGAACACGGAATTAACTTACGTATTGACTTCAATGAACGTTGGGACGGGAACGACGATCCGTGGAAGCCAACAATATCTAAAAAAGATATTGACATAGTACAATAGAGTGCTATAATGAAATCATGTAAATTTACATAAAGGAAAAAACATGAAGAAAACTTTGACTACTTTTGCTGCATTAGCAGCTACATTAGGTTTCGTCAACACAGCTAGCGCAAGCGAGTGTGGCGACATTACAATGGCAGGTCTCGGTTGGGGATCTGCAAGTATCTTGGGAGAAATTGACAAACTAGTACTTGAAGAAGGTATGGGTTGTTCAGTAACAATGATCCCAGGCGGCACAGTTCCTTCGTTTACATCAATGGTTGAGCAAAGCCAACCAGATGTAATGGGCGAGCTATGGCCAAATGCAGCAGGTATTGATTTGTATAATGCTGCACTAGCTGATGGTCGGATGACAGAATCAGCAGAGCAATCACCAATTGGTGGTGTTGCAGAAGGTTGGTATATCCTACCAAACATTTTGGAAGAGCACCCAGAACTAACTACACTAGAAGCAGTTCTTGCTCGTCCGGATCTTTTTCCACATCCAGATGATCCTAGCAAGGGAGGTTTTGTAACATGTCCTCCAGGCTCAGGTTGTCAGATCTCAAATGCTAACTTGTTTGTTGCAAATGACATGGAAGCAAAAGGTTGGAAAATGATCGAACCAGGTTCATATGCAGCAGAAGATGCAACAATCACTCGTGCATATGATCGTGGAGAAGCATGGTTTGGTTACTATAGTGCACCAACTGCGTTTATTGGTAAGTACGACCTACGTCAGCTAGACTGGGGAGTAGACTTTGCAGGACAAGAAAACTGGAATTGTATTACAAAGCCAGATTGTCCAAATCCACAACCGTCAAGCTGGACATCATCTTTTGTACGTACTGTATTCACAGATGAGTTTGCAGCAAGTGGTAGTGCAGATGTGCAAGGTTATTTTGCTGCACGTGTTGTGCCGGGTCCAGTAATGAACGCATTGTTGTTGTACATGGACGATAATCAAGCAGCACCAGATGAAGTAGCAGAATACTTTGTAGAAAACTACGACATTTGGAAAGATTGGGTTTCAGCAGACGTAGCAGCAAAACTACAGTAACCCATGATTGACCTCTTCGAGTTTCCAGAGCTTAGTCGAAGCGTCATACGTACTATTAAAAAGTCGATTGACAATTCGTTTAGAGAATTCTCTCGTAGCTATGGAGACTCGATTGAGGTTTTCTTTTACCCGCTAAAGGTTCTTATGAACTGGGTAGAGTTTGCACTCGTTAGTGCACCATGGCCCTTAGCAATGTTTATACTTGCTGGGGCTGTTTTTTATCTTACTAGAAACAAAAAGCTCTGTGCATGGACTGTAGTGTACATGATTTTTATTGGGGCTTTTGGTTTGTGGGAAGATACAATGTACACACTTAGCCTTGTGCTTGTGTCTGCACTTTTAAGTGTAGTAATAGGTATACCGATTGGTATTTGGATGTCTAGAAAAGATCGTGTACAAAACTTTATAAATCCAATACTAGATGTTATGCAAACTATTCCTATCTTTGTTTATTTGATTCCAGTCGTTATGCTACTAGGATTAGGTAAAATACCAGGCGTAATTGCAATGACTATCTATGCTGTTCCTCCAATTATACGTTTAACTAACTTAGGCTTACGTCAAGTAGGTATAGGTATGATAGAAGCAGCACTAAGTATGGGCATGAAGAAGTGGCAAATATTATGGACAATTGAGTTACCGTTGTCAATGAAAAGTATACTTACAGGCACTAACCAAACTATTATGATGGCTATATCTATGGTTGTTATTGCTAGTATGATTGGTGTACAAGGATTGGGTGTAAGTGTATTACAAGCTGTACAAAACCAATATATAGGCAGTGGCATTATTAGTGGTACTGCAATTGTAGGACTTGCAATTATATTAGATAGAGTGGTACAAAATGCAAAATAAAACATTTGATTTGGTACGTCGATTGATAACGTACAAGAACAAAAGAACATTTGGTACGTCGATTGATAACATACAAGAACAAAAGAACATTTACGAAAACTTAGATTTTACAAACGAAGTGGTTTATAAGCAAGGATGGATTGGTTATTCAAAAACAGCAGCCTATGTAATTTACAATTTTGAAAAACATATATCAGTAGCGGACATTGGATGTGGTACAGGATTCACTGGAGCTCTTTTAAAACTATCTGGATTTGAATCAGTTGACGGTTATGATATTGTAGAAAAATATATTGAAACATCAAAAAAATATTATAATAAAACAGCGTATTGTAATATATTAGAGTCTACTTTGCCACGCAAATACGATGTAATAATGGCAAGTGGTTTATTTAACTTTTATTGTTTAAGTGCAAAGCCTGCAAAAAATATATACAATAGTTTAAACGACAATGGAATTTTTATCATGGTGAATCCAGCAGATCCATCTTATTTAAAAGATCACGGATGGCTAGATCAAAGTTATTTCTCAACTTTATCATCAAGTGATCCGTTTATAGGACGTAAAACAGATAACACAACCTATAGGTATGTGACAAACATAATGAAAAAGATGTAAAATGCAAAATAAAATCTGTGTTGGAACAATGCTTTGGGGATCAAGAACTGATGCACATGAAGCACACAATATTATTAATACTGCACTAGACAACGGTATTGACTTTTTTGATACTGCACAGAAGTATCCTACTTTTCCGTACAGCGAATGGACACATGGTGTAAGTGAACTAATACTAGGAGATTGGATACGTGCTAACGGTAAAAAATTACGTGTTAGTACTAAGTTAAAAAGTCCAATAATACCAGAAGACATATCAGAATATGTAGACAATAGTTTGCTACGTTTAGGTATAGATTGTATTGATTATTGTCATTTGCATTGGCCTAGCAGACCACATTATCATTTTAGAAAAGTTTGGATGTATGATCCTACTGAAACAGACACGCAAGAAACACTTGATCATTTTGATCAATGTAGTGAAGTTTTAAATAATTTACAGTGTCAAGGAAAGATAAAACACATATGTATGAGCAATGAAACTGCTTGGGGTATTACACAGTGGGCGCAACGTCTAAATTTAGATTATGTGCAGCAAGAATATAGTTTGCTACATAGACTATTTGAATTAGATGTAGCAGAAGCATGTCATCACAATAACATAAAACTACTTGCTTGGTCTCCACTTGCTGGTGGATTACTAACAGGCAAGTATACAGATACAATTACTCCAGAAAACAGTAGAAGATCATACGGTGGACTAGGACCACGTGATAATGTAAATGTCTGGGAACCTATTAGAAGATACAAAAACATAGCACAAGATGCTAGTATAACACTAACACAAATGAGTATTGCCTGGGTAATGAGTAGTCCATTATTAGAAGCTATAATACTAGGCGTAACTAACGCTCAACAATTAGAAGAAAATATTTCAACAATTGTAAAATTAGATGAAGAAACACTGTTTAGAATAAGACATGTTTATCAAGACCATCCGTTACCATTTTAAGCAACAGTAATTGCAAACCTTACCCAATTGATATTGTGCACAGTATGCCATTGGTCTACTCGTAATTTGTGCCAGCGACTAAGTTCTAATACTACATCGTCTATTTTGTCACCAAATTCATCAGTATACCAAGCAGTACTCACATCGTTACCTCCAGTATCAATTAAAAAGTTTATAGCGGTATCTCTGCCTCTGTCAACATGACATGGAATGTCTTTTATTAGTGTTTGGTATCTAAACTTTGTTCTGTCAGGAAATATATTTTGTAACCAATCACGTAGTTCTGGCTGCACTTCATGTATAGTATAATTTTTAGTATGCCCACCAAAAATGTTTTCAAGTTGTAAAACTTTTTCAAGTGGAAGAATTAATTCTTGCGGTGGGCTAGGCAAATCTAAGTATTCATAGTACATGTTTAAATAAATCCTCTTGGCTGTCTGTATGTAGTGCAATAAAAAATTGATATCCAATTTCATCATCAACTGTGCGAGCAGCATGTATAATACTAGTATCAATTACATATAATCTGCCTGGCTCGACTAATTCAGGAGGATAATCAACAATATCAGGATCCATACTAGGAACCATGGCAGGCAATTCACATCTTCTTTGCTCTCTGTCAAATTGTATACGTGCCAAATCTGGATTATTTGTTCCCCATAATCGTAATATTGGACTGGGAAACCAAGTATCCACATGTGGAAAGAAAGCAGTTTCTTGATCCCAACGTAATATACAACTGCGAAGCATATATTGTTTTAAATCGTTTAACGGATCAAAACAAGATTCGTCTAGCACGGGTGTGGGCACAGTAAAGTCTCTGTCGTATACAGGATCTTCAATTAGATCTCCATTGGGCCTATTCCATTCATCCAGTGGGTAACATGTTATTTCTGGATTATTGTACAGGCTACCATTTTCGTTTACTAGTGGCAATCCATAACGTGGCATGTGCTGTTTTTTTCTACCCCAACTTCTAAATGCATAATGATATTTGGTCATAGTTTCTTCAAACTTGTCTACATCAATTATAATGTCTGTGGGTTGCATTACTACTGGATGTAGTGCTGCATATTCATTTAATCCAAGCATTGTTCCTTCCCATATAATATAAATCTCGATCTGCTATTTGTACAATATCACCAGTTGGAAACCAATCATTATATACACATATGTCTCCATGAACATATAATTCGTTTTCAACAAATTTAATATCACAATAACATGTATCTCCCATGATACTTTCTGTATTGTTTATAATGTCACCGGGCTTATAAGTTTTATTAATAGCAACAGGACCTACTTCAGTCATACCCCAATTAGCAATAAAGGTAGCACCACGATCAACAAATGCTTGTATTATTGTACTAGTAACTCTATCGCTACCACACATAATAATTATGCCAGACAAGTTTAAGTCTTGGAACCCTTTTGTTTTCATTACTGCACGTGCCATGTCTGGAGTTAAGTGACTGTGTGTAAAGTCTGTAATTTGTCTAACCCAAGCAAAAGCATTAAAGCCCTGTACCTCAACATGAGCGTCTACTTCAATTGCAGGCAAGGTTTGTGCTAGTAATCCTCCTGCATGTTTAAGAGAACATACAGTTAATATTCTACTAGTACGAGTAATGTCTTGCACTTCTCTTGCAACACTATTTGCAGCAAGTAATTTATGTACAGGTTGTTTAATACGTTTAGGCGTTCCTGTGCTACCACTTGTACTAAGAACAGTACCTGACCTAAGTATCTCTTTTAAATGTTCGTTCAGTTCCATCGGTTATTTTCTTTGCAAGTTTATAAGGTGTGAACGCAAAAACAAATGGTATAAAAGCATGTATAGTACCAGTTATAAACACAAGTAATGCAAGAAAATTAAAGTACATTGCATAATACAAATGTTTAAAATAACCGCTACCAGTTCGCTGGAGGTGTTTGAGATCCATATCTAGCAAGATTATAATTCCTTATGTTTAGTCTCCATATGTTTTGTAGTGTATAGTAGACTTCTTTTTCTTCAACAAAATTTACAAGTTTGTGTACAGCAAGTTTATGAAACATTTTATCTACACGATTCATTCGACCACTTGCGTCATGTTCAACATTAGTTGTAATGTAAACAGGATAAACACCTGCAAATTCTATTTGTAATGGTAGTTGTTCTGCAAAACAATAACTTTGCATATGATACTTGTTAAGACCACAGGGTCTAGATTCTAATTGTGCACCACGAAACAGTGCACGATATCCATTTTCAAATTTGTGTATTCCACTTAAACTTATAATTTTGTCTTCTTTATAGGTAGCAAACCATGCACCGTTTTCTAGACACCAGTCCCATTTCATTGCTTTTAAGCTATTATTATTTTTATAACCTAAGTTATCACAATGTGCTATAAAGTCTTGTACAGACTGATCAGCATCATAAATTCTTTTTGTTTGCATATTGCTATCAAATAGTTTCTGTTGTTGTATCCAAAATAGTATGTCCGTTTAATCCAGAACCGCCTGGTAGTGCTTCTAATTCAGCGAAGTATGTATTAGCCGCAGTTTCATCTTCAAATATAACTTCATTTTTAAAAATAAGTGGATCATCAGTTAAACGCACATTTCCTTCTATTACTTTACCTGCTGCCAAATACTCATTCCAAAGAGCTTCGGCTGCTGAAGTTTGTGTTGACACATCTGTAGATGTTTTTTGAATAGTAAATGTTACTTTATAAGCCATCTTTTTCTCCTCGTACAGTATTTATTTTACGCTTGGGTATCTTACTGTCAGCACTGCTTACACATGCCGGTGTCATACAAACACGTGGTCCATCAAATAGTTTAAATCCTGTTTCTATATTTCCAATTGGAGCATCATAACAAGAATAGGAACGTTTGACGCTTCCATCAGGCTCTCTAATAATAATTCCTTGAAACCCACTGTTACAACTCCATCCTTTAAAGTTATTAAAGTTAAATGCATTAAAACGTTCTGCCTGATCCATGTACCATTTTTTGCCATCACTGTCAGTGAACTCTACTTGCATGTGCCAGGGCACACTTTTATCGTTTTCACCTATTGTGTAAGGCGGCAGTTCGAAACTAGGCCTTGGACGATCTGCCCACTTTCGCTTTTGCTCAGTATATGCCATTTGCGGCATACCGTTCCACAATCGCTGTAGCATTTCTTCTGTATAACCGTCCACGACTCTTGACGCCGTTGGGTCGGATTGGGGTTTGAGGGTAACGTTGATTCCTTGTTCGTGGAAGAAAAGAGCATTTTCCCAATCTTTTTCAAACCATTCGGGAACCATGACCATGTTGATTGTAATTTGTACATCGTGCTCCTGACATAATATAAGTTTGTCTGCAAAGTCTTGCATTTTGTCACGTGTATTTAAGTGTTCTGTGTGTAAACTTGCTGTAATACTAGCTCTATGGAAAGGTTTTGCACGTTCTACGTATTCCTTAAACCAACTCATTGGTCTGGAACAGTTTGATGTCATGTGTATACTAGTATAATTAGTGTTATCAACATCACTGGCAAGATGCTGTAAAATATCCAAGTAACCAGGGTGGAAAGTAGGTTCCCCACCGCTGAGACTAAAGTGGAAACTATTAAATCCATTTTCACGTGCTTGCCTCTTTATTTCATCAATGGTGATAAGACATAGTTCTGTAGGTCTATGATCTTTTTTGTCGCTACGAGCGTATGGCCAACAATAACTGCAACGATAATTGCAAAACCTGCCAAGAAGCCAACTAACAGTAAAAAGGTCTCTATAGAGGAGAGTACGTTGTCCAACTTGGACAATATCTTCATAGGGAATTTTAGTGAAATCATACTCACTCCATTTTAAATCTTCAGTCATGATATTACTCTAACACAATTTTCCATAAATTGTCAATCTTTTTTGCAATTGGCATGTCATTAATAGTAATGCAATTGTCTTTAAGACAAAATTTTCTCGTTGTCGTTATATCACGTGGATGATGAAAACTAAAGTCATTAGTAGTAGGTATCATGTAAGTACTTATTTGTTTAATTTGCACATCAACATCTGTTGCATCGGCATATGTAGGGCAATGCCCAGTCCATGTCCAATCTTCATGTAGTTCATGCATACCGTCACTAAAGTCAAAATAATAATCCTCTACTTCCCAAAACTTAATATTAGGAAATCTTTTACGAACATTGTTGTTGTAATCGGTAATACAAATGTCTACTGGTTTATTGTATACATCAGCTAATATCAATCTAGTAGCACCAGGATGTATAGGAATTTTACCGTTTTTAAAAAGACTTAATGTTATTGGACTGTAAAAATTTTTACCGTTTTTTATATCATTTAACATAAGATATATACTATTCATTTTTCCAATTGGACTTTGATGTATATCCAAGTCATCTTGAGTAAACTCAGTTTTAATACTAAAAGCACGGTCTACCCATTTTTGAATTTGATAATCAATGTCCCACCAACTATCTTCTCCTAGTATTTTTTCAAATATGTCAAACATTGTAAGTTTAGTCCATACAGTTTTTGTACCAACACGCCGGTCAAAATCATTACTTAACTCAACAAATTGTTCATAACTTGTTAATTTAGATTGTTTTGGAAAGTTCATTTGTTAAATATTCTCCATATACTACATGCAAATCTTCATGCAAGTGACCACCAGGATATCTGTAAGGATCTATACCATTTTCTGGATCGTTAACATGTTGTTCAGTTAGTTGATAAAAACTTAGTGGTATGTCTAATTCTATATCTTTTTCTAAAACACTTATATCATCATTTACAGTTTTAAGTGTATAGCAACGTGGATGTAAACTTTTGGCTAGTTGAATATAACCATGCGTTTGTAGTCGAAAACAAACTTCATGCGGACCTACATCCCATAAAACTTCAGCTTGGTGCTCTGGTAGCCAATGTATTTGATGATTGGTTGCTGTTATGTCATTTGCAGGAATGAATCTTAAAGGAGTTACAATACTAAACAAAACAATATCTTCAGGTTGATATTGATCACAATCTTGATACATTTTATAGATACTTAAACTATTACTACTTCCTGGTTCAGCACGACTTATTAAATCTGCACCTAGCCTATCCGCTAATATACCAGCATAGCTTAATCCTGGCATACACTGACTTTTTATATGCTTATACCATTTTTGTTTTATTGTTTTATTATATTTGTCTATACCCAAGCGATTTCTACATACATTTCGTACAGTTGTATTAGGATCATCACTGTACCATCCCTCGCTTGCAAACCAACTTGCACCCAAGTCGTGTGTATAACTAGTACCTAGCTCATGTCCTGCTGCATGGCTATCTCCATAACTCCAAATTTTCATTTATTAACAGACCTCCACAATTCTAAATCACGTGGCACATTTATTTCTATACCATCAAACTCACATTGAACGCCACGTAGTTCATCACCATTTTGTATCCAACGTAATCCTTCTATAGTTTCTGCAATTTCAGCTGGATAGCGAGTAAATGTTCTCCAACGTTCTGCAGCTTCTTGAGTGTATCCATGGAAGCCTAGTGCAAACTCGCCATATGCTAATTCACTTCTGCAAAACCAATGCACACGGTTATTGGTCATAACCATTTTGCATACAGTTGGGTCACTACGTCCTTCCGGTGTCATTGTCTTATACGCTTGATATACATAATGATCGTCAAGTGCACGTTCAATAGCTTGCACAGGTTCTATAGTTGCATCAGGATTGTCACCTTGTACGTTAATATATTTGTCGTAATCAAGTTCTCGTCCTATTACACTAATACAACGGTCAGTGCCGTCGGTACAGTCTGGTGAAGTTATAACAATATTGCTTGTTGGTATTACTGAATTTAATTGATCAGTATCTGTTAGTACAACTGTATCATAACCCATGGCTTCGCATCGGTCAAAAACTCGTCGTATCATGGGCTTGCCATTTAGGTCAGCTAGGCCCTTGTTTGGAAATCTTGTACTTTTTAATCTAACTGGAATTAGAATAACTGTTGACATCATTTATACCATTTTTTATTTGCTAACAACAAATTGATTGTTGTTCTTGGTTCTGTAAATGTTGCAGGATGATCAAAGTCGTGCCAATTAATTTCATTTGGAATAGCACAATACCCAGTGTTAATTTTCCATGGGACAACTTTAACTGGCTTTTCACCTGCTTCGCCCGATCTATAAAGTTTTGTTCCGTTCCCTTGACCATCTATGTATAGCACAGTAACAAATTGTTTCCATGGACTATCAGTATGCGGATGACTATGATTAAACCCCGGTTCAAGTTTTTTTACTTCAATCCTAAAAAAGCTGTCTGATTCAGAACATGTCAGTATATTGTTTCTTTCTTGTGTTGTAATTTTATCTAGACTGGGATATACTTTGTCAAAAATCTCCCATGCTTTGTCTTGCAATAACTCCCAGACTGGACAATCTGCAAATAACCATAAACTTTCATTGTTGTTTAAACTACGTGTATACTCTGCAATAGAGCTTATCTCACTATCTGTAAAAATATTGCTTATAGTTGCATGTGGGTTAGGATTGTTACTATATATAATATTCATTGTGCTATACCAACGTTATCTACGCCTAACATTCTCCCTCGAGCGGCTTCACTATCGTTACTCCAAACTAGTACTTCAGGATCGTCTATTAGGAAATCACAGTTCTCACAATAGCTAGGCCAATCTCCCATTTCATGATCTTTGCGAAGTTTATTGTATGCATCGCCATAATATATGTCTTCTAAACTCGTTGTTTCTGCATGTCCAAGTACACTTAAACTTTCATTTGGTGCACCCATAGTTTGACAACACGGTGTAACAGCACCTTGTAAGCCACCATTACCGCCTGCACGTATTGTAATTTCTTGTGCAAAGGGTCTACCACAACTACGTTTACGGTTACCATGACGTGTATATTCTGGGTTCCAGTTTCCACTCCAATTATGCATTTTCCATATATAACCAGTTACTCCGCAATAGTCAATAAAGTTTTTTCTATATTGCTCTATTTCGTGTTCTGTATTATCTGGATCTATAATTAAATGATAGCTTGATATTTCAACGTTGTCAGGAACATACTCTCGCATTTGTTTTGCATACTCACGTATTTCTTCAAACCTATCCTGGCTCATCCACTTTTTATATAACTCTGGTGTGTACCCTATACAACTAAAACGATACAGTGCAAGTCCAGCATCAACACAGTCTCGCATATAATCGCCATGCATACCACTGCCGTTACTATATATAAAAGGACGAAACCCTCGTCGTGCAACTGCTTCTATATAACGTGGAAGTTCAGGATCTAGCGTTGGTTCACCGCTGCCTTCTAAGTTGACAACTGGTGTGCCAGTTAATTGATCTAATATATTTTCAAATAAGTCAAACGGCATACGTCTTAAAAAACCAGTCTCTCTACCTGGACTAGTTTGAGGACACATTTTACATGTGTAATTACATCCACCAAATACTTCTATTACTGCTCTTTTAAATTCCATACCAATACTTGTCCTGCATGGGATCAATACTTATTTCATTTATATTAATGTGTGCTGGTTGATCAACAACCCATTTAATATAATGTGCTGCGGCATCAATATCCATACAACGCCTGTCAGGGTGCTTGTACTGATTATTACTTAGTGTACCAAAACTTATATAACTAATTTTTGGCATATCACTCCACACTCCACCAATGGCAAGTGTATTACTATAATCACGTAACGCTTTCTTTTCTGCGTTATATAACCAGGCTTTGCCGTTCTTGACTCTATCGGTGGTACTACCAATTACCACTATATGTGCTAAGTGCCGAGCATCTTTACAAGCCTTGTATACTGCATCTAGTAGCACAGTTTGTTGAAACTGCCACAGTGCACAATTAACTATAATTGTGTCATGATTAATACTTTCTTCAGCAAATGCAGTGCGTCCAGACTTTTCTACCAAGTCATGTCCAGTACTTCTACTCATAAAAACGGCATCTGGATATATTTTTTGTAATGCTTGTGCTAGCCCATAGTCTGGGTTACCCGATATTAGCATTGATTAACTCCCATATTTCTGGATTAACATCACCGAATTTAATTTTTTGATAATCATCAAGTATTATAATACTTTTATACAATTTGTCAAACTCTGATTCAATATTAATGTCAGCATTTATTATACGGTCAAGTGACGTTTTTCCTGTCAAATATTGTTGCCTAGTTTCTATTGGCAACTGATACATGCTAAGATATCGGGGGTCAGTTAATTCACTGAAACTAATACGTATATTGTTAGTGTCACAAAACTCCATTAAACTGTGTAGTCGATTAAAGTTTAATATACTTACAGTGCAACTAGCAAGACAATGAAAGCCGTCCTGTTTAAACCTGCGTACATTATCTGCTATTTGTTTCCAAGGCACTCCCCAACGTATGCAGTCTGCTAAATCATCAGCAGCATCTAAACTAAAAGCAATAGTTGTCCATTTGTTAAATTTTTTTAATTTTTCAATAATTTTTTTATCCGGATAAACACTACCATTTGTTGTTATATTTAAAAACAACTTTTCTTTATCGATTACCTCACGGTCCAGTTTATCTAAAAACCATTCAAAGTTTTTAGCATAAAATGGCTCGCCGCCTTCTAATTTAACATGACTTGCACGACTTAAATCTGTATTTTCAAATACTTGACGAAATCTATCCTGATATGTACGGTAATCTGTATTATTATCTATTTTAATATCGTTATCTTGAAATTGTTCTATAACTGTTTTTGCACTTCCCCATTTGCTACTAGCACTAGGATTACATATACGACACATCATATTACAAGTATAGTCTAGTGATATTTCCAAATCTTGTATATATGTTGGTTTAAACAAGTCGTGTTTGCCAAACATTTTGTTAGTAAACTGTCTACGACTTTGTAGTCCTGCTTGTTCACTGCGTTCACAACTTTTACATCCGTGTGGAAATTTACCATGATTTAAATCATTTTTAATTGAGCTGTATGGCTCTTTATAGTGCATACCATTTAGGCTGTCAACATCAAATATTGTTGGCAATAACTGACTATTAGCAAACTTACAACAAGGACGTATTCCTCCTCGGGCATCAACTATACTTACACCTGTTTGACTGTGTACACAAAATTTAGTCATAATAAATTACTTAAATCCTTTTTCTTTACACGTTGTTTTTGTAGAATAAAGTCTGCTAAACTGTCAACTGGTTCACCAGTTCCAATTCTATCGTGCATTGTTTGTAAAAAATGTTTAAATTTTTCTCTATTTTTAACAGACGTTTGCCAGTCGAAACTTTTAAAAACTTTTTGTGCAGCAACAATATAATGACGGTCATGATCAGGCAAGTATTGTATATCCATTGCACGTGGACGTTTTATATAATTACCAACCCAACCAAATGTTTTATTGGGTGCATGTTCGTTCATAGTTTGATGCACCCAATTAATATATCTTGCAAAGCCACGCACACTAAGTGCATTTACTGTAGCTGCCAATGTAATATCATTTATACGTGGGTGTTCTGCATATCTAATAAAATTATTTTGAAACCTAGTCCAATCTAAACCATAGCGAACCAATTCAGCATCTGTACCCACAGTTTCATTACTAAACGCAACACCCCAGGTCATATCGCTATTTTCTATTATTTTAAATAATCTGTCCATAAGAGCTGTTGTTGTGTTACCATTGGTGCACAACTCTATACGTACATCTAAATCAAGTGTACTAATATATTCTACCATTGGAGCAAACCGCTTACTTGCTGTTGGCTCGCCTCCTAAAAAATTAAAAACAACACTACCTTTAAGGGTTGCTAACCATTGCTTGAATGTATCAAAGTCATGCTCTGTACCAGCGTCACGTATGGGCTTGCCTTCTTCTTGTGCTATTTGGCTACTAGCATCTGCTGCACAGTATAGACAGCTCTGGTCGCAAATAGTATCTAGAGTCACATCTATATAACGAACATCACTAACTGTGGGATGCAGATTGTCAAAACTATCATATTTGTTCATCCAACTACGATAACTGTTACGCCCTGCACGTTCATCTGCCCAGCAATATTCACAGTCAGAATGTTGTTCTCCTGCCAGTGATGCTTTTCTTCTTTGTTGGATTTGTGGACTGTTATCAAAGTAATCTGTTGTTAATGTGTCCGGCATTTTATAGTCGGCACTCATACAGCAATTTCTGATTAATCTATTTGCAAAATCTACGTTTACATCAGTCCAGCTTTTTGAACATGCTGTTTTCATATATGTACTTATGTCAAAATAAAACAGGCACAGAAGCGCCTGTTTTTAAATTTATGTACGTGTTACTACAATATCTTCTTTTTTACGGGTTGGGAACATATAACCAGTTTTTTCATGTAACCGACGATTACGTGATGGGTCTTTGAATCCAATACCTTGAATCATTGCTGGTTTATTTTCTAAACCTAGTAGCTCTTGAATCTTTTTAGTTTTAAAACACTGGCAGCAACCTGTGCTATAACCTAACATTGCTGCAGTTAAGTTTACATAACCACTCGCAATACCAATTGCTGTTGCACGGTCTCTTTCAAACACAATCATATCTGCTTCATCTTTGTGTTCCCAACTTTTGCGACTTTTTTCGCTTAAAGTTTCTACTTCAAGTTGTTCAAATACAAAAATTGCATTTGCTAGTGTTTGACTGTTAGTGCTTTCTACCATATTACCATCGGCATCATATGTATGTGTGCCAGTGGCTAGTTCGTGTACAGCTTCAATTGTGTCTCTGTCTGTAATTACATGCAATTTATAGAACGCAATGTTTTGTTTGCTTGGGCAATTTGTTGCAGCATGTACTAGAATATCTAGATCACCTTCAGGAATTTGTCTACTAAGGTCAAAATTTCTCTGACAGTGTTGGCTGCGAATAACTGCTTTTTTAATATCAACTGTTGATAGTGTCATATCAGTCTCCTTGTGATATAACTATTTATGCTATCATATAATTATTTTATCGTTGTAAACAAATTCTGCAATTCTTTCAGGTGCTACACGATAATATAGTAAATCTTGCCAGCGAACAATATGTTTAAATGTTTTAGTATCTGCATATGCCGGCGTTTGCATATACTTTATTATAGGATTGTCAGCTGACATTGTTTGATTTAATCGATCCTTGACACGCTGATCTAAATTTGCTATATCTAATCCTGCAGGATAGTGAACAAATGTTGCATCAGTGTGTGCAGGAACACCCGTTGCTTTTATTTTATCTACTAGTTCATGTAAATCATTAAATATTTCATCTGCATAAAATGCATGATAACTTGTACTTGTGCAAACTAGATATACACTGCGTATATTTTTGCATTGCTTTAAAACTGTAAATAAATTTTCTACAGTTTGATCATAGTCTCCGTTTTGTCTAAAATAATTAAATATCTCTCCGGTTCCATCCATACTAACAGTTAGTTCCACACCAGCAAAATGTTTCCATAATTCTGCTAAATCAAATGATTTAAAACGTATCATACTCATATTAGTATTATAACCAATAGTTAAGTTTTTTGATAATCCTTCATTAATTAATCGTTCTAAAAAACGATAATGCTTTAAATGATATAATGGCTCGCCGCCGCTAAATGTTATGTGACGTACAGTGGGCAATATATTGTTTATAATATCTTCAACTTGTTCGTCATTAACAGTTTGTATAGGACTATCTGCTTTTCCTATATGATCAAATCCATGTTTAAGAAGCATTTCGTGTAATTCTTGATTTTTAGATCCCAATAATTCAAACTGACTATTACTATCAGACATGCAATGTCTACACAAATAATTACACGTGCGACTAAATTTTAATTCTAAATCAACAATACCTGGCACTGTAGTTTTGGTAAAATCACATCCCCAATCATGTCTAAGACTTTTTTCTCTGTAACTAGTTACACCATTGGCTTCTTTGTATGCACAATCTTCACAGCCAGCTGGAAACTCGCCACGCTGTAGTGTAGCTCTAACTTCTTGCATCGACGAGCAGTTGACTGCCTCACTGGGCAATGTATCACTCATACTGGCTATAGGCTGTTTTTTAATTTTATATCTAAAGCAAGGCGCATATTCACCTTGAAGGAAGTCTAAATGCCCCCATGCATAATTACATTTTAGCATTTTCGTATGTCCTTAATTCTTTTCTCTGACTCCAGAACCATTGTTCTTTGTTTTCCATTTCTTTAATTACGTCATTAAATTCTTGATATCGTCTCATACGTTCTTCAGTTGTGTTATCACCATATGCCCAGTCTCTAGCATTATTATAATATGTTAGATCCTTTTCAATCATGTCGTGTATTTGACCATCTAGTAACATGGGCGTACCACTAAATGACATTATTTTTTCACCAAGGTCATTGTAAACAATTCCTTGTTCGTATAATTGACGTAGTACTTTTATTTGGTGGTTATGATCTTCAAGTGTTTCGGTAGGATAACCTATAATCATTAATATACTACTAGGTATGCTATATTTTTTTAATAAGTTAAAAGTATTCCACATAGCACTGTCAGTGTGCTTTTTGCCCATGTGATATCTAACACTTTCTTTAAAGTGTTCTATACCGATTTCCAAATCTATGCAACCACTTTTTTTAGCCAGTTCAAAGTCAACGTCAAGCGTACTTATTTCACTCCTGACTATCCACTGACTTGTCCATTTAACATCTACATTATCATTGACGAGTGTATTAACTAAACCTCTATATGCTCGCATATTTCCGTTAATAAGACTGTCAGTAAATTTAACATTTGTAATTTTATAGCGTTCTTGAATATATTTTATTTCTTTTGCAACATGTCTGCCGCTTCTATTTGTATAGTTGGGCCATATATCTCTAACATTACAAAAAGTACATCGTTTAACACAACCTCTACTAGCAGTCACATATGCAATACGTTTTTCTGGATCAGCTATTTCATATCTATCCCAGTCAATGTCATCATAATTTGGAAACGGCAAGTCATCCATGTTCATAACTTGATGTTGCATATTCTGACGTTGACCGCTGAGTATTTGTATTAGTGCATACTCTCCATCACCTATAACATAATGGTCACAAAGTCCTGTGTCAAGTAATTTTTGTATATTATACCTGTCAATTGTAGCACCGCCCCAGATTATTTTAACAGTATTAATGTATTCTCGTATTTTTTTTGCTAGTGTAATAGCACAACTTCGACTATATTGACTTAACAAACTTAAACCTACATACTTGGGCTCAAGCTCAATGATTTGTTGTATCCAACGATCAAAAATTTCAGTATTATCATTGACCCAGGCTTCCCATTCTGGGTTTTCCGTATCCCATTCTCTTAAAAAAATATCATCATTATCATGATATAAATCCCAGTGTTGATTTTTTTCTTTAAGATATTCAAATAAGTCAATATTTAAGTCTAATACGTGTGCTGTATATTTGTTGTCTTCGCAAACCTGCTTGAGAACGGCAGGACCCACTGTTGGAGCATCTGGTTCTATTTTTGGTATAATGCAAAAGACAACATCTGTCATACAAGCAGTTCCTCGAGTGTGCCCTCGAAGTTAATTAACAGACCCATTTTCCAAGGTCCAATTAGTTTTCCTGTACAGTGTAAGTTATTACTATTGAACACTACCATATTACCAGGACGCCATTCATACGCTGTGCCAGTTAAACCGTGAAATAATTCCGGAGTGTGATTGTCAAACTCCAAGTAATCATGATAAAATTGTTCGTCGATGGGTTCTTCTGTACAGTCATATACACGTGGATCATTATAAGGACTTAGTGGTACTTTCTTATTACGGTCAAAATTATAATTATTTAAATCTTTTCTGTCACCATACCATGTTTGACCAAAGCCATTATCTGTCCACTGGTCAAATACAATAAAATGCTGTTGTGGCTCCTCAACTTCCAAGTGTATAGGAATGTTTACATTAATCATTTGTGTTGGTTCATCGCTATCAACATGTAAACTATATAAGTTAGTATGCTTGTATATGTTTCCGCCGCTGCCACGATTTGTACGAAAGTATTGACTTAGTATTGGATCTAAAA